CTTATAAACCTCGGACTCAATGTTCTAATTGCCGGAAGCGGAGTAATATTGGTCGTGTATGGAAGTATGGCCAAGTAAAGTTTACTAAATAAAATAAAATTATGCCTCGTCAAATTTATCGTCATGCAACTGGCCATGCTGCCCATTTTTTACGCGGCGTTCAACACGCTTATCACAATCGTAAGATTATTAAAGCCGCTGGTCGTCACCTCGGTAAGTACGTTAAGGCCAGATCCCATGGCCATAACAAGAGTAAGACCCATCAAGAAACAATGAAAGGTGATGATATTCACTCTGGTGTTACTGATTATTCTACTGTAGTTCTCTTTAGAAAGAGCCATCATAAGACAGTAGATTATAAAGCTGCCAAGGTATCATTTACCGAAAACGTTCAAGGTGTCGTTGGCGGTGAAGCTGGTATAGACCGTGTCCAGACAATAGCCTTTATCGGTACTACTTCTCAATGGGCTGTGAGTAGTGGTGCTGGTGCTTTTAATTACTTTACTAATCCTGAAAAATCTCCTCAAAATTATTTTTCTTTTAATCCTTCTAGGTATGTCACTGGAGGAGCGTTTACGTCATTCGATGAAACTTATGCTACTGACAAGTTTTATTTGTCAACTGTTAATTTGAAAATGTCGTTATCTAATTTTGAAAACGCTTCTTCTTCCTGTTGGATTTATGTTCTTGAGGCTGCTTGTAGTCACAATTATAGTCCGGAAGCTGCTTGGCAGATGTCCCTGAACATGGCTAAATGTGACGCAGTAGGTGCCGTCCAAGTTCCAGCCGGTGGTGCTATTGCCACTGCTACTGTTGGTGGTGGTCAACCCGATGACCCTAATACTACACCTGGACAAACTGCAAACTTTAAACGATGGTGGAGAATTAAGAAAGTACATCGTGTGAATTTGGCTCCTGCTGCTCAAGAGGATGTTGATATTCATATCAAATTTAACCAAATGGGTTCTCTTGCTAAATTAATCGCTCTCAATACCGATTATACACAAGTGTCCACTACCTGGACCAACACTAACATTTCAGTATCTTATCCATCTGGATGTGCTGCTATTATGTTAGTTAATCGTGGGGCCCTTGTTATGGATACCACGACCAATACTACAACATGCACGTATTCTCAAACCAAGTTAGGTGTTGCTATTCAAAAGTTCAACCACTTTTATCCTGTTAAAGCCAACACTAATAGAATCAATGTTGAAGAAACCTATATTCAGATTCCGTATGCTACTACAGCTGCTAAACAGGCTCTTATCAATGTTATTGACGGGCAAGATATTGTTAAAGCGGCAGCATAATATATTAAACTATCTTCCTAAAATATCCCTTTTAAATTCTTCTTTTACATCTTGAAGCAGAGTAATTTTTTTCATCGCTTCATTTTGTCCGAGAGGATCTTCGAATTTGCAACAAGTTTCCCATTCATTCCAATACAAGAGTTCCAATGTATCGAAGCATTGAATAGAACGTACATCATTTTCATTCCCAAAGACAGAACCATCAGATCGAGTGAGCATTTTGGTTCAAAACAACGGGGGAATGCCCTCCTTATATACACAACGTCACAAATATTCAAATAATGTGATTAAGACTAACGCGTGTTTAATTTAACCGCCGTCATTTAATTTTATCCACTTATTTATCCACCCTAAACCCAATACAGTTTATGTTCCACCGCAAGGGGCCCCGCCGTCAGGTGGGGATGCGAGTGTTGCGGCTACGGCTTTAGCCGCCCGTGCTCGCCCGTGCGAGCGACCGGGTAGACGCCATAGCTAGAGTTTAACCTAATGTCTGTGACTTAAGACTAACGCGTAAAACTCCGACTCATCTATAAATAGCTGCACAGGAGGTCTAGACATATTATTACCTAGACCTTCTGTGCTGTGCAGTCACATGTCCCGAAATCGCAACTTCGTATTCACTTATAATAATTATCCGGACACTTTATTGGTAGATAATGTTGTATGCAAGTATATCGCTTATTCTAAGGAAGTTGCTCCTACCACTGGTACTCCTCATTTGCAAGGATACATTTCGTTTGCTAATGCAAAGACTGTTAACTCCGTTAGAACTCTTCTTCCTGGATGCCACGTTGAAGCAATGCGAGGTACTCTCGCTCAAAACGACGCGTATTGTTCGAAAGCTGCTTCAATGGTTGAAAGGGGAGACAAGCCTCTTACCAACGATGACAGAGGACGCGCTGAAAAGGAACGATGGGACAACGCGCGCCGTCTGGCTAAAGAGGGTAACTTGGATGATATTGATCCTGACATTTTTATTCGTTGTTATAATACTCTCAAAGCTATTGGCAAGGATTACCAAGTTAAACCTCCCCCTTCCGATGTAAAGTGTTTTTGGATTCATGGACCTACTGGAACTGGTAAATCTCATGCTGTGGAGACTACTTTTCCGGATTGTTATAAGAAGAGTATGGATGACTTAAAGTGGTTTGATGGTTACAATGGAGAAGACGTAGTCTATCTTGAGGATATTGATAAGTATCAAGTTAAGTGGGGCGGGTTATTGAAGAGGTTAGCGGATCGATGGCCTATGCAAGCCTCCATCAAGGGTTCTATGAAGTATATTCGACCAGGTGTTGTTATCGTTACGTCTAATTATCAGATCGAAGAGATTTGGACGGATAGTGCCACTGTTGATCCGTTGTTGAGACGCTTTGTTCAAGTGCTTAAAGAGACCCAGGATCAAGTTATCGACTTCAACCAATAAAATGAAAAATGCTAGATATGTTCGTAAGAATGTTTACAAGGGAAAATCACTACGAAATCAGCCTTATAAACCTCGGACTCAATGTTCTAATTGCCGGAAGCGGAGTAATATTGGTCGTGTATGGAAGTATGGCCAAGTAAAGTTTACTAAATAAAATAAAATTATGCCTCGTCAAATTTATCG